CATATGGTCGCCCGAATACGGGCCCTGTGTTATGCCTAACCAGGAGTACTCCTGTTTGGGATAGCAGCATCGGAAATTATTTTCCGGTACGCTTCTTCGCATTCCGCTCCATTGCGGAACCGAGAAAAGATCGTCCCGTCAGTGACGGTACGGCCAACCTCTCTAGCAAGTATGTTCGAGAAGTGTAGGATCACCTTTGTTAGGGGATCCCCCATTAAGACGCCACGCCTAAGCGTGATGCGTCTGATGTCGCCTGAAACGGCTTCACCTATTGACTCTAACGGACCTGTTCCGCTAAAGTACACGATTCGGGGGCGAAAACATATCGCCGCCACAATCCCTTGTAGAAGTTTGGGTATACCACACTTCCTCATCCAGCGATTTGCGACTTGGTCGCCGAACGCGTGGACCATTCGGTCCGTAGCCTCCTGGTAGTCAGTACTACCAGAGAAGCAGTCTTCCCAGACTACAAGACGCTGTATATGATCTATATAAACGTCCTCTTTCCTCTCCTTCAAGTTTTCTGTGAAGAGGAGGTCATACATCTCTTCAGAGGTAAAGTCCTTAAAGAGATTCCATCCGTGATGGGATTTTCCCATCCCGGATTCTGAACTCTTGAAACCCTTTTTAAGGGGCCAGGAGCAGATCTTAGAGACCGTGTCAAGCACGATCTTTAATGCGGCGTGCCCTTTAGTAACGACACGTCCTTTTCCCGGTTCATTGACAATCGTCAATGATACCTTCGATAACTCATGGGGACTAGTCTCCATGACTTCTTGTAGACAAGCGAAGAATACTCCGCTGCCTATTGTTTTGAATTCACGCTTATGCATGAACTCAGTTATTTTCCCTGTATCCAAATCTCTTATGGGTATGGGGTTTTCCTCGTATTTAGACATTATGTCCATTACGGCTTGGGCGGTTCCTCCGTCCTTTCTGGTTTCCTCCCAACAGGCGGAACCAGTTACAGTGACTCTGGCCTTTGTGGCCAAGCCAGTGAAAATCTCTGCCGGGAGTTCTCCCAGCAAAGAGTCAAATGCGGCACCGACGAGAGATCTCTCGGTGTCGGTATACTCTGGAGGTGCGGATTGCACCGACAGAAGAAATTTCCTCTTGGATTGTAAAATCACAAGAGGGGGAGGCGTCCCACAACCTCTGGTTTGGGACAGGATCCCTGCAAGAAAGATCTTGCAGTGACCTTCGGTGCGCAAGGCTCTTTTCCATGTGCTCCCTAAAAAGACATCGATCCATCTTGGAACGTTGTCTAGTCTTGACGTCTGTTTGATATCAAGACTATCATCTCGATGAATTATCGATTTGAATAACTTCCGAGCTTGTTTAAGCTCGGTGTAGTGTGTCTTCAGAGAAAGTATTTCCTCCGAAGCATGAAGATCCAGGAACTCATCTGAGATCAGGATCGAGATGGCTTGAAGTGCGAACATATCGTACTTCTCCCACGTCCACTCCTCCTCGGGATAGGACAAGTACCGTTGAAGGAATAGTCCGTCAACAGTCTTTAATACTTCTAAGAATCTTAAGGCTCTTGAAGTTATATGTCTAACCTTATTTTCAGGGTTAAACTTCTCACGTTCCTCCTCTGTCCAGAGGGGATCGTGTCTCCCACTTAATAGGTACGAAATGCGCCTATATAGTGTACTACAGAAATTCCGCATCGGATCTCTCTGTTTGTCCGCGGTAGACACCACCGGTGTCTTCCGTGCCATTTGGATCTTATGACCCCAATGCGTATGGTTGAAGAGTAAATACATCTTCTCCCTATGATCTGTTATTTGGGTAAACCAAGTACAGTTCTTCCTCCCTGAATCACATAATTCAGGGCGGATTTTCCCTTGTAGCCTATGGCATCCGCCAGGCCACACATGTATCTGAGGGGTTTCACCCTTCATATACCTGGATGCAAAGCTCCAGCCTGCGAGAACCTTCCATGGGTCTTCGTAGGAATATCCACTACCAGGAAAATCTGGTTCTGGGATATCTTCCTCTTCTTCTTCCCCATTGCTGAGGGAGTCGATTGCTTCCGAGTATTCTTCTGAATATATATCGGAATCTTCCTCTACACGGTTATCCATGTTCAGGAATTTAAAACCGTCCTCTAAGAGGATAGGTTTGATCACTGGAGACAGGCGTCCGCCTGCCTTCCGGAGGGTAAGAACACTTGGTACCTGTTTCAGATACAAGTGATGAACGCCGCTAACGTAGGTTAGGAGGCTTTCAGGTACTTCCGGGGAAATATTTCTCCGGTCGTAATATAAGGATCCTTTGGAGATTTCCTCCGAAGCGATACCGGATATCATCATAGCGAAATGCTTGGCGATATGCATAACCAATTGCCACCTATGTGGAGAATTTAGG